TTTAAACCTACCGCTGAACTATTATCTAAGTTAGTTGCGTTAAGAACAGGAACATCTGCGGCTGTACTTATGTCAGTGCGGGTGGTGCTTGAAATACCACCAGTTACGGCAAGTTGACCAACAACATTTGTTGCGTCTAAATTAGTTGTGCCGTCTACGTCTAAATCGCCATTGAAGTCTACGTTGCCCGCAACAACAAGCCCTGCCGCTCCTGCTAGAATCAAGTCATCTGCTGACTCATCCCAGAGCATGTAAGCGCCACCGGTAGCTCCGTAAAACTTAACATCATAACCAGTGTCATCAACACCTACGGTAAGTGTGTTATCTAGTTGGACCGCGCCGTCAATGTCGATAGCGTCTACGTTTAAAGTGCCGTCAATATCAACGTTTCCGGAAATATCTAGCGACGCCGCAGCAATGTCGCCACTGGCAACAATCGCACCATTAATGTCAATTGTAGTAGCAGCAATCTGAATCTCAGTGTCAGCAACAATGTCTAGTTGGCCGTCTGTACTAGAGTGGATGTAAATAGCTGCATCACGAAAAGCAACTTTTTGAGCGCCATCTACATCAATATCATTTGAGCCGGTTTCATTACCGTTAGCCAAAATCTCGGCTAAAGTGTCAACCGTCCCAACTTGGCTATCAACATAAGCCTTAATAGACTGCTGAGTAGCTAGTTTTGTGGCGCTGTTTGACGCCATGTTATCTTCGTCTTTAATCCCGGTTACAGTAGCACCGTCACCTGCGATATTAAGGCTGGTGTTAGCAACAACAGTAGTAGCGGTCAAAGCGGCTGCGGATGCGCCACCAATAACGGTGCCGTCAACAGTTCCGCCATTAATGTCAGCAGTACCTGCGACAAGGCCTGTTACTTTTAAGTTGGTATAAACGTCAGTAACAGTAGCTGCACTTGCGCCGCCACCATCGAACTTAACTACCATGTCTACGCCAGCCGGTATTTCTAAGTCCCGACCAGAATTATATGTGCCTTGGAAAAGTAAAATAGACCGGCTACCTGCCAGACTATTTCTAACAAAAACTATTTTTTCAGCGTCATTTGGGACTAACTGAACGTATACAGAACCCCCAAGATCGCCTGAACTGTAAAATTCAATCCACTTGTTGCGCCCATCAGAGGTCGCACCGTTAGTGATATTTAAAGCATTTGGTGATCCGGATGAACCCGCGCTAGTAAGCGTAACTCGCTCTGCGCCATTGATCGCTTGATCCAGAATATCGAAATTGACGTTTGTAGTATCACCCCATGTACCCGACTGCTCACCAGTGGCCGGTTTTTCAATACCGAGGTTAACTGTATAGGTACTTGGCATCTATTTTATCCTCACGCTGCTATTTGCGTCCAATTTGCGCTCTGGGTTGGTTCTTCCTCCGACCATGACGGCGACTGGTTAACATCTATCTCACTATAACCCGGATTTTGATCCGGGACAATGTTAGAGTATACCAGTACGTTTCCGACACCACCTGTTGCGCTGACTCCTATTACATTTATTACAGCATCACTTTCTACTGTGACACTTCCGACTTGACCTGTTCCACTCACACCACCAACGTTAATTGTCTGACCAGTTCTTACTGAAACTGATCCAGTGGTGCCTGTCGCAGACAAGCCTGTTACCGGTACATTGGCTTCGCCATCTACAGTGGCGTCGCCTACCTGACCAGTAGCTTGAAGACCTGTTGGGAAAACATTGGCTTTTGCAACAATCGTTACTGAACCAACGGACCCTGTGGCCTCAAGTCCTGTGACGGGTACAATTGCGCCAGCTTCGACGCTTACGGAGCCTACGACCCCTGTTCCCGACACACCCGTAACGTTTACGTTTGCATCTGCGGTGACCGATACGGAGCCTACTGCTCCAGTTCCGGCCAATCCGGTGACGGGTACGTTCGCACCAGCAGTTATGCTGACCGAACCGACTTGCCCTGTTCCCGCTACACCTGTAACGTTAACATTGGCATCTGCCGTTGTAGTGACACTGCCTACTTGGCCAGTACCAGCTACCCCTGTTACAGATACGTTGGCGGCTGCGTTAATTGTTACGCTGCCAACACTACCTGTTGCTTGTAGTCCTGTAACCGGAACGTTGGCTTCCGCCACAACCGTTACTGAACCTACAGAACCCGCAGCTTGTGGTAGCCCACTCTGGGACCACGGGCCTGCGCCCCAACCTGAACGGCCCCAGCCGCCTATTGGGACGATTACGTCAGCCATTACGCTATCCGTATAATCGCGTTACTTGCATCAGCAGTTGGAAAAACAATCGTAAAATCACCTGCGGTGGATGTTTTGTCCGCGCCGAAATCCAAAACTACAACGCTCGGATTGGTTACCGAAAGTGACGTAGTATTGGGAGTAGTATTATATATCAATGCCCCACGTGCCGTAATTGTTGCATTTGAGAACGTTTCGTCTTGAAAGTCCGTCAGTGCCGTAGTTCCGGATGAAGTAGGATCGACGTTAGTCAAAGCCCCGCCACCCGCAGTGTAACCTGTTCCACTTACTTCGTTACTGGTAGTGTACGCAGTAGTCGTAGCATCGAAAGAGGCGCTGTTGGTGTAAAGAGCAATTTTAAAAGTATCTCCCGAAGAGAGATCAAAGTCGTGGACACCGTACAATAGCTCTTTCTTGAACGATGTACACATGAAGTTTCCGCTGAAAGCCATGGTTACAGTCTCCTAATTAGTTCCGCAAGTTCTTGATTACCAGAATCAATAATTGCGTTGTACACGGTTGTTCTATCACTTTTAATCGCTTCACGCATGTAAAATTCTAAAACTTTTACAATGTGTTGACGAAAGGCGTGTGCTTGTGCCTGTATTGCAGGGTTTGCAGAATCACTAATAGATATTATTTTATTAGCGCATCTCTCTGCAATTTCCTCTGGTGTGAATCCCCGGTTCTGGGTGGTGTGTACTTCCACCTTGAAGTCAGGGTTCATATCTAGTTCTAATGCTGGGAAGCTCATTGTTTCGGCCTCACTAACATACCAGTGCGATAATCATCGGTTACTTCTTTGTTTTCACCCAACATTTTCATGCCGGTCATCGCTTCTGTAAATCTTTTTTCATACGCAGCCATTATATCCTGTTCACCCTTCATATAGATATATGCTTCAATTAAGCTGCCATAAAGCATGGCCATCTGCGCGTTTTCGCTTAACCAAGTTGTACCACTTCCCGCTCCAGCCGTTAAACTAGCCGGTCTATAGAAGTAATGTAACTCCACAGCCCTTGCTGCATCGGGAGTAGGACCGATAATAAAATTATCAACGTCAAATACCGCGTAAAACCGCGGATTACCCGTCGTTGCGGGGTTTGGGTTAAAGGATTGTACAAAATCAGTGTCCTTAAACTCTAAAAACGTCTTGTCGCTGTTAGCACCTACAAAAGAAAGCGAAAACGGGGCTAAAAAGTCACTAGGACAAGCCAAATACTGGTTTGCCTGCGTCATATTGCCGCTGACGTTCTTGCGAAACAGGCTCAACTGCACGTTTTTGAGTATTCTTTCCTCCGCCTGACGTATAAACACAGGCAAATTGTTTACAAAAGACGTTTCATCGTTCTCTGCGTAGTCTTGTATCGCTGTTTTTAACTGATCGTATGTAAAACTCATGGTGTCACCACCGATACGGTGCCCACGGCACCTTGTAAAGCGTCAGTTATATCAAGTTCCGAAGGCATTTCTGCTGTTCCCGCTGTACTCCAGTTACCATTACCTAAGTAAACAATCCCGTTTGTAGTAACAATAAGAAAAGCACTGGTAGGGTTAGGAGAGTCGGGTCTAGCGCCTTGTAAGGCCTGCGGATCAGATACAGTTCTAAAAGGACCAAGTTGTGGCTGCTTTGGTTCGTACTCATCCGGACCCACAAGCAATCCGTTCCACTCTTTTTTCATTACCTTGTAGGGGTATCTGAAACCAGAGCGGTCTGAAATAGCGTATGCGTTTTTACCCGATGCGTACTTTGCCATCAGCCCGTCCTATAGTATTCATATCTAGGGACAACGTTAAATGAAGACCTATCACGATCCTCAGTTGCGGCCCTATCAAATTCTTCTTCATACATAGCTTTAAGCATTTGAACCCTATTCGGAGCCCGCTTCAATGCAATGTAATAAGCCAGTCCTGCTGCCAAACACGGGTAGAACCTAAAAGGTAGGTCCATTGTGTTGGTGTAAACGTCCGCATCGTCCATACGAGTAAGTGCATCGTAATAAATAACGTCCGTACTGTTCTGTGGAACAGGCCAAATTTTAAGGTTTGGAGTGATCTGACGGTCTAAGAAGAACTGATTAGGCCTACTTTGTGTCGTTTTCGTCGGAATTGTCAGGTATTCATCCCGGCTTAAACGCTCTAAAGCATAATCTGTGCCGTCTCTGCGAATGATTACAGACAATACGTCAATAATATCGCCACTCAGGTTGTATTCTCCAGTGCCTTGCACAAGAGTTAAAGAACGCTGTTTAATGGTCCACTGGTTTAACCCACGGTTAGCCCAGTCGGCCAGCAATAGATTTAACGAACGCTTTGCCGTCTTCAGGTCGTAACCAGTACGCACCTCAAGGCCGCATCGCTCAAACGCTTCTTCAACGTATTCAGCAACGTCCAGTTCAAAATCTTTGCTATTAGAAACAGTCATTATTTCTTCTTCTTAACCATTCCACCGCCGCGCATCTTCTTTACCATGCCGCCGCCGCGCATTTTCTTAACCATTCCACCTGCTCTCATTTTTTTAGCCGGTGCTTTTTTCTTACGTGGTTTCATCGCCATTTTTCAGTCTCCTGTATAATTGCTCTCGCTTGTCAAATATCTCACAAGCGTTGTATTCGCCATCATAACTATCATAATATCCCTTTTTGTCCAACTTGTCTGCTGCTTCTTGTAGCTTGGACAATCGTTGTACGAATATCATGCTGTATTCTGTGTCAGTTACTGCCTCTATAGCAGTAGCTTCGGCAGCTTCGGTTATCTCATCGTCAGGGTGAAACCCCATCAACCAGATGTCTTTATCAATAAACGTACCCGCAGCAATAAATTCATTGAGCGCGTAAAAGTAATCGTGGAATGCTTCAGGGTCTTTATCGTTAGCTAGGTCTACAATAATCACTAAATCAAAATTATCGTCGAACTGGGATATACAAGAATATAAGGTCTGATAAGAGTCATCATACTTAAATAAGATGGCAACTTTGTCATCCATCCAAGCTTTACGAGCATACGGACACGGGGGTAAATCGTTGTAAAACGAACTAGGCTTTTCCAACGCTTCTGTAGACCATTGTAGGATTTCTTCTACAATAGCTTTTTCTACAGGTTGGTTGTAAAAGGCTAAGTTCATGATTGTGTCACCGATCCCTTTGTTCGTTTACGTCGGTTGTTCATGACTTTGCCGCAACCTCTAGCTATGGCTGTACCAGCTTGTGATTTTCCATTAAATGGTCGTTTAGGTTTGGTAGAAATTACTCCACCGTCGCCTTTCTTTACCACTTTGGCGGCTTTGGTGTTTGAAACAACTTGCTTTCCTTTAGAGCCTTCGCGCTTTTTCTTACGAGCCGTCGAAGCCCTTTCAGACTTGCTAAGACTATTAGCTTTAGATCGAGGTAAGCACCTGTCAGGATTTTTTTTATTTTTTGAAGTACCGCATTTACCTGCGATATTACCTTGGCTGTCAATTCTGACCCAATCTTCATCGACCCAATCCTTCAACTTGCCCATTATTTCTTTTTTCCCTTACTTTTTTTCGCATAGTTAGGGTCTTTGCAGTATTTAGAAGCGGCCATGTTGGCATACGCACTAGGATAAGTGTCGAAAGTACGCTCGGCCCAAGCTTTTCCTTTGGGACATATTTTGCTTCCTTTGCTTTTAGAGGAAGCTTTTTTAGATTTTTTAGAATACGCCATGCGGTCACCCTAAAAATTTCTGCACAAAAGGTGCGATTATAATCAAGACCGCCAGTGCCCAAAGCTTTACGTCCAATGCCGATAAGGCGCTCTTATGTTCAGCTAAACGCTCTTCTATTCTCTGATACCTGAGATTGCACTCAGCCTCATGTTTTTCGAGTTTAGCTAATACTTCTTTCACTTCCATGTACTCATCACCACGCTTTACAAGACCAGTATCTGGCACTAAATTTATCTTTGGCCGTGTCACAGGAATGTCGTGCGCGGAAACTTTTACGGTTTTTAGGTTGGTCTTTTTTAATAGACATCTTAGGGTCCCCGAATCTAACAAGTTTAATCTCAGAGCCCTTTTTAGCCAAAACGGCACTCTTTTTCTTTGCACCGGGCGTTCTTTTTGGTTTGTTGTAACCTGCAAAGGTTTCTCCCCGGTACTTAATTCTCCCTGATGGAGTTCGAGTGACGTTTTTTGTAGTAGCCATGCTAACCCTCAGTTAAAAAACACCGTTACGTTGGTGACGTTGGTTAGAACAGCGAAACACCCGTCAGAAAACAACATTCCTTCATCGGGTAAGTACACGTTATCGTCAGTGTTATCGGCAAAAGCCAAGGTTAACTGAGTGGCACCATTAGCATCGTTGTTTTTTAATACCAAAGTGGGGCTAGACCCCGCTTGGTAATGGATAGCCTTAACGCGAGTCCGGCCTGCAAAAACAGAACCAGAAGCTGTCAAAAAGGTGGCCTTTACATCAGACGCCATGATTTACCTCTCTAGCTGTGAAACACCGTTACAGAGGTACAAGCCGTAAACACCGATATGTATATATCGCTTACTCTAATACCCTCATCCGGAATGTTCACAGAATGTGTATCTGAAGCGTCCAAGTCCATGTCTAGCACGGTTGTACCACCGTTACCGTCAGTAAAAGTGATGCGAGGCGATCCAGTAGTTGTTTTAACCTGAACCTGACGAATACGCGCAGGTCCAACACCGGCAGAGCCGGTGGCGGTTAATCTTTTTGATCTTACATCAGAACCAGCCATGCAAACCCCCTTTAAACGAGGTTAGCGTTTTGCTGATAAAGAACCGTTACTCGAATTTCACCAGCGTTTGTTGCGCCAGTAGTTGTCCAAGTGATTCTTTTGTCTGCGGTTCCTATGTCTGCCCAAGCCAATGCACCACCTGCTTCGGTAGTTGGATATTTACGTCCAGCACCAGAGGCTACAGTGATTGAAAAAGCGTTAACAAACGTAGCGTTACCGCCCACAGTATCACCAACACTAAATACCGCAGTAGCGTTGCCCATTGCTGTAGGACAATCAATTACGCAATCAATGATTTGTGAATTTGCTGGAATAACGACGTTAGTAACGTTAGCCGCAGAAGCACCACCTGCTAAAGAGCCGGTAGTAAACGATTGCGCCATTACGACTTGACCAGTGTTTTTAATGTTTGAACCAAGGGACGTACCCGTGGTTTCTTTGATGGTTCCGGCTTTAATTGGTCCGGAAAAAGTTGTAGTACCCATATGTATCTCCTGTCGTGGGTTATGTCAGACGCACCATGCGGCTGTCAGGGATACTGTCAGGATACAATAAGACTAAACAAAAAGAAAGGGGCAACTTGCGTTACCCCTTCCGAGTCTACAGGGAGAAGTCAATATGAAATCGACAACTCCTTTATAGCACAGTTTACGCTCCGGGTGTACCGAAAACAGAACGCCAATCAGATACGCCAAAACTGTAACGCTCACGCGCTTTAAAACGCATGTTACCGGTATCGAAGTCACCTTCCATTGCCGTTTTAATAGGCGAACGGTTGAAGAACTTGAAGCCGTTAGGCGCGTCAGTTTTGATGAAGTATGCGTCTGAGTCAGTCAGGAAGTGGTTAACCACTGCTCCGTCAGGAATCATACCCATGTTCTTCATTGCATTGTTGTCGTTGTCAGCAGTGCCCGAACGCAAGTTAGAGTTCAGAACTCTTTCTGCGATGAACTGAAGCTCTTTTGGAATTACAAGCTTCATACCACGTACCGCGATTTTCAAACCACGCTCATCGGTCATACCAGCAATCTCAATCAGCATTTGCTCAAGCGAAGTTTCGTTGAGGTCAGCCGCTGTGGCGAGAAGGTTGCTCTGGTTACCAGATAAACTTGGGTGAGCCGTAGAACATAGTGCTGCACCATCACCAATTGCAGAAGCACCCGCCGTGAACGCATTGTTCAGGATAGCGGCAGCTTTGATCTGCTTGGTTTGAGCCATTGAACGAGCCAATGCCTTGGTGTAACGCGACGCTAGTCGGTCATACAAGTTATCTTCAATAGCTTCCTCAGTGATTGAGAACGCTAAAGCGATGGTTTCGTGAGTGTAACGAGCGGTATATGTCTCTTGTGCATCGTCAAAGTTGATGGCAGTGCCTTCACCTTTAACTGGTGCAGTTGAGAAACCACCAAGCATTACTTCCTCTTCAAAGGCTCTGTCCGAAGACTCTTCCTCAAAGATTTCGCCATGCTCGTTCTCGTAACGGTTATATTCCAATCCAAATAGTGCATTTAGACCGGGTTCTAGCTCTTTCGCTAGTTGGGCTCTAGAAATAGCCATTGTTTAGCCCTCCTTAAATGCCCGTTGTAGACGCAGTAGTCTGCGAATCAAAACGGCTACTTGGTGAATTGAAATGAGCGTTTAATCGTACAATCAAAGGAATACCGGCAGCAGCATAATCGCTGTTACCCGCGTCATCCATAATACCAACTATACGAAGCGGAAGCGTCGCAGTAGTATTGATTGTTGAAACACCCAAGGCGGATGTGGAATTACCGTTGTCGGTAGATCCCGTTCTTGCAGAAGTACCCAAAGACGCATTCGCGAAGACGGCGGCTTGAGCAGTTGCTTTGTCTGTCAAAGAAGCGTCAGACGCTACTTGGAACAGTTGGTTTGGATTGTCTGCAACAAACGCTTTCACAGGATGATTTGTGTCAACGCTTACTGCACCCGATCCGGGCCAGTAGTTAATAAAAACCGGTTTCTTTGAAACCGAATCGACGTACTCCACCCCCATCAGGACACCTAACGCTTGCGTAGTACCACCATTGGTAGCACCTGCTTGGTCAATAGTTCCTGCGGCCAGAGGGACGCAGATAGCATATTGAAAAATAGCGTTAGTGTTATTGGATGCGATTTCGTACTGAGTTACCCCAGTAGAATTAGCCGCAGAGCCAGTAAGCCCGATAGGACGAAGACCATAGGCAGTATTTTGATTTGCCATTTTTAGTTTCTCCTAATAAGGGCAGTCCATTATCTTTTTGGACCACCGAAGGTTACACGAGATTGACGATCAGCATTGCTGATCTTCATAGTTGAGTGTGCATTCTCGCGCATCATATCGTGATCTACCGCTTCCATTTGGTCCTGACTACGTTTATTAAAGTAATCAGTCCTCTCGGCTACAGTTTCTAACGGTATTCTGGCAAGAAGCAGTCCGCCTACTCCAAAGACACCTTGATATTTACCTGATTCGACAACGGGCGATTCAAAGTCAGGGTACTCGTCCTTACGGACCAATTCCCAACCTTCACGCATTTTCGCACTGATGTTCTTTGTATCATCAAATCCTCGCGTTTCGGCGCGAATCCAACGATGCTTAAAGCCATCAGGGGCAGGTGGTGCATCTAACATTGACGGTGGAGCCCAAGGCTTACGAAGCGCCTTCTTCTCCCGAGTTTCGTTTGCGCGAGCAGTACGTTTGATGGTAGTACCCATTTCATTATTTTGGTCAGTCATCTCTTTTACTCCTTCACGTATTTCGCATATTCTTCAAGCGGCACACCCAGTTTCTTCGCTATCGCGACTTGGCTAGGGGTGAGTCTAACCTTTTTCCCACTGCGCCCAGATGAATTTCTTGAGGCTCCTACAACCGTCTGAGCGGGTCGTCTGTTAGAAGCCGTAGCACCCGTATTAAACTTAGAACTAATACGGTTGTCTAACTCAGTATAGTAGTCATCGCTCTGGGGGTCAAATCCTTCTTCTTCCACCAATTTTTTGTGGATACCAAAGGCAGCATAAGTCATTGCTTCGTCAGAGCCGAACCAGCTATTTTTTAAGGCCCATTGCTCTGCTTTAGGGTCAGGTCTTTTAGGCTGTTGAGCAGGCATAGGTTGACGAACCTGCTGCTGTGCTGCGGCTTGAGCTTGTTGTTGAGCCCTCGCAGATTGTGCTTTTGCTTGCGCTGCACGATCCGCTTGAATGGCTAAACCAGTCAACGCTCGTTGTGCTTCTACGGTTGCTTGACTATCACCAATCTCTATCGCTCTAGCTAAAGCCGATTCGGCTTGCTGCATTTGCGTAGATACACGATTGGAATATTCAGACACGTAATTAGTGTCCAAAGTTTGCATCCGTTGTTTAATTTGTTGCGATTCGTTCTGTACACCTTGAGCGTAACGTATAGCTTCTTGCTCACGTCTCTCGGCTTCTCGCATCTTTTTAGTAAGCCTATCAATCCTCTTTTGTGTAGAGGTTTCAGCTTTTTGGAACTGATCGTCATCACTCGACGACCGCCCGTTATCATTTGAAAGGTCTTCAGAAACTTCTACTTCAGTTTCTTGTGAATCCCCCAAGTCTAGTTCGACTTGTTCTTTTTCGGCATCAGCCATAATTATCTCTCCTTACGTTAATTGGTGAATATCTTCAGGATCAAGAATGGTAGATAAGATTTCGTCATCGTTAAGAATACGAACCTCACCACCGTCTATTTGAAACCTAGAACCAGCGTAACGGGCAAACATTACCCATTGCTTTTCTTCGCACCACGCACCCGTAGGAAACTTGTCTTTATCTTTGTAAGCCAAAGGACCTACTTTTAAGACGTAACCAACTTGTGTTGATACTTGGTTTTTCTCTACAGTATCAGTTGGCAAGAAAATACCGCCTGCGGTTTTGCCTTTGCCTTGATACGGAAGAATTAAGATGCGCCACCCGGTAGGGCTCGGCATTCTATCCAGAAGTGTTTTACCAATCATCTCAGGATTGAGACGAGGCTTTTCAGTATATGCGTCAGCTAAATTAGGGGTCGTACCCTTCTTTTCTGGCGCTGGTTTGATTGGTTCTGACGGACCCGATTCGCTTTCTATTTGAAAAGCAGCATTGGGTGCGGCAGACAAATCTATTTTAGATTTAGTCATTAGATCGCTCCTGTTTATCTAGCAGGCTCTTGAGTTCCTGTTCCACGTGATTTAGACATTCCAGATTGCCCATAAGCTCACGATATTGCTCCATAGACTTAACATTACCATATATCATTAAGTCTACTATACCTTGGCGTCTTTCTCTCAAGATTCTAAAAACCGCCTCGGCCAAATAAATGTCTTCCATTTACCCCTCGCATAATATCAAACAATGTCTGATATTATCGTAGCACAGTATGTATAGGATGTGCTAGGACAAACTGTTACTTTATGCGATTATCTCGAAGTGAGGCCCGTCTATAAAAGGCCTACGTCCTTGGCTTCTACGCAAGTCAATGTAGGCATTCATGGCCTCTTCTGCCGTGCCTTCATAACTACGAATGTCACCTTCGGACCACGCGGCACCCCACTTTATTGAGATACCAACTTCTATTGCTGCTTTTCTAAAAGCATCACAAATGTCATCGTAAACATTTATTTCCCAAACCACGTCTGATCCATCATAGGCAACCACGTCTACTGCGTGACAAAACCCGTCCTCTTGGACCAAGTGTTTTGATTTCATTGTTTGTGATCGACCCGAAGCTACAAGTCGAGCTTGCTCCTCTGGGTCACGTACCCCGTAAGTTACACCAAAGTCTACGTTTGTGTAGCCAATAGCCAACTTAACCACTTCTTGTAATTTAGGGTGAACACCGTCCAGTTTACCTAGACTTCGTTGTGATAACTTAAAACTCATTTTGCTACGCCTTTCGTCTTCTCGAATGACCTGAGTCCGCCTAGACCCAACATTCCCATTAACACCGGCATCATTACCGACATGTCTGCTTGTGGGACTGTTATGCCAAAACCTGCGGCGATTGGCGAGATTAAAAAATTTACGGCTAAACCAAGAACACAAACATGTCCGCATAAGGGTCTCCAAGATGATTGGAAAAAGTTCCCTTTAGCGTCGGCGGTATTTAGCGCAATCTGCGCAAGGGCAATCTCTTGCCCATGTTTTTCTGCCATGGTCCCAATCTCATGGGCCAGCTTTGCTTTCTGATCTTTATCCTCAATGAATTTATCGAGTAGGCCTGTAACAGGCCCTATTAATTGTTGTAACATTTTTAACCACCCCCAGCTAACGAACCCAGTCCTTGTTGTGATTCTGGTCGTCTAAATGGATTAGCTGATACGGGCATTGTCTGCGTTGCGCCGGTCAAACCAAACGAACTAGCTGAACGAACATCCGGTACAACATACGGAGTAGTAACATCAATAGGGTCACTAGCGTCACCGGTATCATCACCTACACCTAAGTCGCCAACAGGGTCTACTGGATCGACGGTATAGCTACCACCGTCTGTTCCAGTGCCTCCGGTGGAACCGCCCATAAAGCCACCGGGGAAGCTGCCACCAATGCCGGTTAAATCTAAACCACTGTAATCGAAACCATCCGGGTACATTTCGTAGAAATTGTTAAGGCCTGCTAACGTTTCTGGCGTCATGCCATCAATATTGACCCCATCTGGAATGAAGGGGTAGGGGTTGTCAGTATCATTTACGGTCGGGTTGTAGGGGTCATTACCTTGATTACCCATGTTGTTACCGGGACCGTTGCCCATTCCGGGACCGCCTTGTGGTCCACCGAAGGTAAAGTCTGGTTCAAACCCGTTGGCATCAAAACCATCTCCAAGGTTAAGGTTTAATCCTGACAGATCAAGATTGCTGAAATCTAAACCGGGGTCAGCCGCAAACTCTGGGGTAAAGTTAGCGCCGCCCACTTCATCTACAGCGCCTTGTGGGGGATTAAATGCCGGTTCGGTTTCCGGTGAGAAACCACCACCTTCTGGGCCATAACCACCGGGACCAAGCCCGCCAGTAACGCCCGCAAATGGATCAAACGCCGGTTCCCCGCCCCTTGTATCAGGTAAAGGTTCTCCACGAGTACCTCCCCCTAAATCTGGATCGCTATACAAAGAGGGGTCTACGCCGCCCGTCATATTGCCAAATCCGCCTATGTCGATACCACTTAAATCTAAGCTGCCGAGATCAAAAGTGCTGCCGTCAGGCAACTGTATAGTATCTGCGGTATTTCCAAGATAATCACCTTGTCCAACAGTCTCGGCCATTGTTTCAATGCCTGTCGGCTCGCTTATATCGACTGTTTGACCGGGCGGAACCTGACCGGGACCATCCCTAGGTTCAACATAGTTAGAACCCATTTGTTCTCTGGGACTCATGGGTGATACACCACGTGTACCACCAAAACCGGGTTCAACACCTCTACCTAATTCAGGATCACTGTACAAAGACGGATCAACTGTAGGTGTTACAGGTGGTGGAACAACCGCTTCTGGTTTCACAACCGGTGGCGCAACAGGTTCTGCTTGCACAACCGGAGGGGGTACTTGCACCGGTGGTGGAACAATCGCTTCTGGCGGTGCCTCGGGCAAACTACCAATACCACCCCTGTTCGCAGGCGCTTCAAACTCATCTAAAAACGTAGGTGGCGGAACCTGCACGGGAGGAGGCGGGGGAGCAACTGCTGCCGGTGGTGGCGGGGCAGCCGGTATGTTAAATTCTTGTTGTATCTGTGCAAGAATCTCTGGATCAATTTGAGGTATAGCCGGAGGCACTGGTGG